GTAAAGATGGCATCACGTATCTATGGATGCGCAGAGGAGGCAGTGACCAAAGACCAACGGTTTGTTGGTAAGACTACCATCCTCGGTGCAGGGTACGGCATGGGGGCACTCAAATTCCAAGCACAGCTAAAGACGTTTGGACAAGAGGTAGAACTGGACGAGGCCCGTCGGATCATAAACATCTATCGGGAAACCAACTGGAAGATTAACCAATTCTGGCGAGATTGTCAGAACATGATCCGCTATCTGGTCAACGGTGATGCGTATCAGGTAGGACGATCTGGTGTACTAACCGTGGACGCTAAGGAGACAGGCATACGCCTACCTTCTGGCCTGTTAATTCGTTACGACGATCTCGGTGCCGAACAAACTGAAAACGGCTTAGAGTACAGCTACAAAACACGTCGAGGACGCACCAGAATTTATGGTGGAAAGGCGACAGAAAACATCTGCCAAGCGATAGCGCGTTGCATTATTGGTGAGCAAATGTTACAAATTGCTAAGAGATACCGCGTTGTGTTAACCGTTCACGATTCGATTGTTACCTGTGTTCGAGACGAAGAAGTCGAAGAAGCACAAGCCTATGTCGAACATTGCATGAGGTGGGTACCCGAGTGGGCAGCAGGTCTGCCAATTAACTGTGAAAGTGGAACAGGTAAATCATATGGAGATTGTGAATGAGAGTTACCGTCGATGATATGGAAGAAACCTTCAACAATACATGTTTAGATTTCTGGTCTGAATTGTTAGAGGTGGTTAATCAACAAGCCCCCGAAGATGCTATGACTATCGAGCAACATAGTGATGTGTTCTATAAAGTGTTTAAGCAAGGTATGCACCGAGGGTGGAACAGTGGGGCACTTAACCTCATGACACAACTTAATGACAACGGAGCGGTGGAGGCGGTACGCCCATCATGAGTGTAGCCCCGTGGTCATTCAGCAAAATTAAGGCATTCGAGCAATGCCCGAAGCAGTTTTATCATGAGAAAATACTCAAGGAGTTCCCTGTCGTTGAGACGGAAGCGATGCGATACGGCACCGATTTCCACTTAGCGGCAGAGGAGTACATCCGAGATAGCAAACCACTACCTAAGAAGTTTACATATGCGCAGAAAATGCTTGACTCCCTGAACGCCAAACGGGGGGTCAAGCTATGCGAACGCAAGATGGGGCTGACCGAGAACCTTACCCCGTGTGATTTCTTTGCCGATAACGTGTGGTTCAGAGGTATTGCTGACCTGATTGTCATGGACGTGCTTGCTAACACCGCATGGGTCATCGACTACAAGACAGGTAAATCATCCAAGTACGCCGATAAAGGCCAACTGGAACTGATGGCACTCACGGTATTTGCTCACTACCCCGACATCAAATACGTCAAAGCAGGGCTTGTGTTTGTTGTCTGCAACGATCTTGTCAAAGAGAACTACGCCGATTTTGATAAGGATAAACTGTGGGCTAAATGGCTAGGCAAGTACGAAGCCATGAAGTCTGCCGCTGATAACGATGTCTGGAACCCACGTCCAAGTGGACTATGCAAGCGGCATTGTCCTGTTACCGTGTGTCCACATAATGGAGGTCACTGATGCCATACAAGAACAAACCACGTCCTTATAAAAAGGAATACCAACAGCAGAAATCTAGGGGCGAACATACGGATCGTATGGAACGTCAGCGTGCGCGTCGCGCCATGGATAAGACAGGTAAAGATGCTAACAAGAACGGGGTCGCTGATCGGCGCGAAGGCAAAGACATAGCGCACAAAAAACCCTTGTCCCGTGGCGGCACGAACAAAGACGGGTACACAGTACAAAGCCGCAAGCGCAACCGTGCAGGTGGTGGCGCGTTAAGCAAAGGCAAAAAGAAGAGTTAGTGTAGACACTAACACCGCGCCGTAAGGCGTTGCGATGGAGAACAAGGTGCAGATACTTAAAAACAAGGCGCTTCTTTTGCGCCTAAAAAACCCCAATAAAGTCACTACGACTGTACAAAAAAGCAAAGAACTTAACGATAATCAAGTCCTCGTTAACTGGGGCGTTGATGAAGCGCACACCTTGCGCAAGCTAAACATTAACGTGCCATCACCTATTACAGGACAGTACGATTGGCCGGGCCAGTTTAAACCTTACGACCACCAAAAGACGACAGCGGCTTTCTTGACTATGAACCGCAAGGCGTTTTGCTTCAACGAGCAAGGGACAGGCAAGACTGCATCGGCAATCTGGGCGTCTGACTTCTTAATGAAACAGGGCAAGGTCAACCGCGTGTTGGTTATCTGCCCCCTCTCGATCATGGACAGCGCATGGCGCAATGACTTGTTTTCCTTTGCTATGCACCGAACCGTAGACGTAGCGTACGGCAGTAAAGACAAGCGCAAGAAGATCATCGCGCAAGGCTCCGATTACGTCATCATTAACTACGATGGGGTCGAGATTGTTGCCGAAGATATAGCTAACGGTGGGTTCGACTGCATCATTATCGACGAAGCCACACACTATAAGAACGCACAGACCAATCGGTGGAAGACACTCAAGAAACTCGTCAATGACGATACGTGGCTTTGGATGATGACAGGCACACCTGCCGCACAGTCACCACTCGACGCGTACGGATTAGCTAAATTAGTTAATCCTAATGCAGTGCCGAGGTTCTTTGGGTCGTTCCGCGATCAGGTCATGTACAAGTACACGCAATTCAAATGGCTTCCGAAGCCCGATGCGACTGACACTGTGTACCGTGCGCTCCAACCTGCCGTGCGATTTACTAAGGAAGAATGCCTTGACCTACCCGAGATGGTGTACGTCAAACGTCAGGTAGAACTCACCAGACAGCAGGCCAAATACTATAAAGAACTCAAAGATAAACTTGTTTTACAGGCGGCAGGGGAAGAGATCACGGCTGCTAACGCAGCAATTAACATGAGCAAACTCCTGCAAATATCTTCTGGTGCGGTGTACACCGATGGCGGAGACGCCTTGGAGTTTGACATCAAGCACCGATACAAGGTTTTACGCGAAGTCATCGACGAAAGTTCCAAGAAGGTTCTGGTATTCGTGCCGTTCAAGCACACCATCGACATCCTCACACAGAAACTTTTGGACGATGGAATTTCCACAGAAATTATTCGAGGAGATGTTTCCGCGTCGAAGCGTACCGACATATTTGCCCGTTTTCAAAAAGACCCTAACCCACGGGTGCTCGTGATCCAGCCGCAATCAGCGGCACACGGTGTCACGTTAACAGCCGCTAACACGGTGGTGTGGTGGGGGCCAACCAGTTCACTAGAGACGTACGCCCAAGCGAACGCTCGTGTACACAGGTCAGGACAAGACCATAAATGTACCGTCGTCCAGCTCCAAGGTTCGTACGTAGAGAAACGTGTTTACGCACTATTAGATAGTAGAATAGACGTACACACAAAGATGATTGATCTTTACAAAGAATTACTTGACTAGCGTATGGGGCGCTAGTAGAGTAAACACCCCGACAGTTTTGTCGTGCGAATAGGAGAACACAATGAGTGAGGAAGATAAGTTAGCTGAGAAGCTAACGCGAGTGTACTTGAAAATCAGAGACAAGAAATCCCAACTTGCCGCTGAGTTCAAGAAGCAAGAAGAAGACCTAGATCAGCAACTGACCAAGGTCAAAGTGGCACTACTCGACTACTGCAAAGAGCAGGGCGTCGAAAGTGTGAAAACTTCTGAGGGAATATTCTACCGTTCGGTGAAGACGCGCTACTGGACTAGCGACTGGGAAGCTATGCACCAATTTATCATGGAGCATAACGTGCCTGAGTTTATGGAAAAGCGGCTCAACCAAACCAACGTGCGAACCTTCCTCGAAGAGAACCCCGATCTCGTCCCCAAAGGGCTGAACGTGGATTCGGAATATGTCATATCTGTGAGGAAAAAATAATGAACGGACCTTTTGTACCTATCGAAGACCTAGCAAAGCACTTTTCGGTGTCGATCTCGACAATCCGTGCGTGGGTGCGTCAGGGTCACATCCCCAAGGATACCTACATTAAAGTGGGTAACACGTATCGTTTCTCAATCGACAACGTGTCGTCTGCTCTGACGAAAAAGGAGTCTGGTAAACCTGTTACCACCAACACAATTTCTGTACCGACAGGCACGGGTGCAGTAGCCACTGTCTCATTCGCTGATAGCGAACCTGAGTACAGTCTTGACGATGACATCTAAGGAGAAACGTAATGTCCGAAATTACCTTGTTTGAAAACAATGCGCTAGCGAACAGTGATCTGTTCAAACAGTTACAAGACGTTAACTCGAACCTGTTAAGCGGTTCGGGCGGTGGCAAGCAACGCCGCCGTATCAGTCTCAATGGCGGTAAGTTCCGCGAGATCGTGAACGGGGAGCAAGTCTCTGTCAGCAAAGAAGATAACATGAACATGGTTATCGTGAATGCGGCAAAGATTAGTCGCCAGTATTACGAGGGTAACTATGACCCCTCTAACCCAACACCCCCCAAGTGTTGGTCAGCCGATACCGAAGCCCCTGCCCCAGACGTGCCACAAGACCAACGTATGGCCTCACGGTGCATGGATTGCAAGATGAACGTCAAAGGTTCTGGTCAGGGAGAAAGCCGCGCCTGTCGCTTCTCACAGCGTCTAGCGGTGGCACTCGAAGGACAACTTGATAAGGTGTATCAGCTACAGCTACCCGCCACGTCTATCTTTGGCGATGGTAAGGATGGCAAGATGCCAATGCAAGCCTACGCTCGGTTCCTTGCCGCACACAATACTCCTGCGGTAGCCATCGTCACCAACATGCGGTTTGACGAAAGTAGTAGCGTACCGAAGATGTTCTTCAAGGCAGTTCGCCCACTAGATGAAGGTGAATTGCAAGCAGTTGTTGACCTTAAAGACCATCCTGATACGCTAGAGGCTATTACGCTTACAGTCGCCCAGACCGACGGTGTGTCCAAAGCACCTGAGAAAAAGGCACCACCGAAGAAAGAAGAACCCAAAGAAGAACCTGCGGCACTGTTTGCGGACGCCGAGGATGAACCCGTTGACGAACCTAAAAAGGTTGTCAAGAAGACAAGTGCGCCTGCACCGTCTGACGATGACCTGAGTTCGATTATTGATAATTGGGACGATTGATCGCTCGTCGTCTTTTGGTAATCGGACTCCATCACGGCGGGGTTTACCCCTCGCCGTGGTGTATTAGGCAACGGGTGAGAGCATGGAAACTAAAACATTTTTAACGAATGCACTGAGTGGTGAGGGCTATTACTGTGTATTCGCGGCGCGTCTTGCTGACGACCGTCGGATACAAAAGTTTTATGACACTCTGGATGCAGTTGTTGATGCTTCCCGTAATCTGGATCAAGAAGGATATGATGTTTACTTTGGACTAGCGACGTTTAACGAACCAAACTCCCGTAAAGTTACTAATGTAAAACACCTACACGCTTTCTTCCTCGACCTTGATTGTGGGCCAAGCAAAGACTTCCAATCGCAAGAACACGCGGTTATTTCCCTAAGAGACTTTTGCAAGTCTAACAAACTGCCAATGCCGACTATGATTAATTCTGGTCGGGGTGTGCACGTCTACTGGTTCCTATCGGAATCGGTTTGCTACGATGACTGGTACCCAGTCGCAGAACGACTAAAGCGTTTATGTGCGAAGTGTAACTTTGCCGCCGATCCCGCTGTAACAGCAGACGCGGCTCGTGTGTTAAGAGTTCCTCACACACATAACTACAAGACCAATCCTCCATCTGAGGTGAAGTTCTTTGGGCTGACTCCCAAGTTTCATACCGTGGACTTTGATCGCTTTGCCGAGTTGGTCGGCGATGACCCGATACCAGTTCCCACGAAACACATACCAAGAGACCTAAACCAGACCATGCAGAACCTTCTTGGCAACAAGGAGAGCGTGTTCAAGGATATTTTGGTTAAGACGCAACGCGGGGAAGGGTGCGCACAGCTTGGTTACATCGTAAAGAACCAGTCTGAAATGAGCGAACCAATGTGGAGGGCAGGGCTTTCCATTGCAAAGTATTGCACAGACGGTGCGAAAGCGACACACCTGATCTCCGCAGGGCATCCTGAGTACACACCAGAAGAAACACAGAGGAAAGTGGACCAGATCAAAGGGCCGTATACCTGTGTGAAGTTCGACGAGTACAGACCCGATGTCTGTATGCACTGCCCACATTGGGGGCAGGTTAAATCACCAATCGTATTAGGTAAGAAGCTACGCGAAGCCGAAGTGGACGACGAAGGTAACTATGTTGCCGCTGTCGAAGAGCCTACATATGTAATTCCGAAGTACCCGTTTCCGTACGCACGAGGTGTAAACGGCGGGATTTATCTACGCACACGAAACCAAGAAGGAGAGGAAGACGAGAAGCTGATATACAAGCACGACTTATACGTTGTGAAACGTGTCAGAGACCCCGAGTTGGGGGAATCACTTGTCATGCGGCTACATCTTCCAAGGGACGGAGTGCAAGAGTTCACGCTACCTATGAGTTCAGTCACATCGAACGAAGAATTTCGTAAGAAGTTGTCAGCACAAGGTGTAGCAGTAAAGAAGATGGATGAGCTAATGTCATATACATTAAATTGGGTAGACGAGTTGCAAGCTACCAGTACAGCAGATATGGCGCACGTTCAGTTTGGTTGGGCAAATGACAAGTTTGATTCGTTCATTATTGGCAACCAGAACGTCAAAGCCGACCGAATTGACTTCAATCCACCTGCCAATCAGACGGTAGGTTACTTCCCACACTTCGAGCCGAAAGGCACGTTCGATGAATGGCGAGAAGCACTGGAGTTTTGGGAAGAAGACAAGTTTGTTTTACAGCAGTTCGGGCTAGGTATGGGTTTCGGCAGTCCGCTGATGGAGTTCTTAAACGAGCCATGCGGTGCCGTAGCGTTTATCAATAATGATTCTGGTACGGGCAAAACCATGATGCTTTACGCCGCAGCAGGTTTGTGGGGTGACCCACGTAAACTTGTTTTGGATAGAGACGACAAGGTGCTGTTCAAGATGAACCGTGCCGAGGTCATGCACAGCTTACCTGTGGGTATAGACGAGGTGACTAACCTTACCCCACGCGAGATGTCAGACCTGATCTACCAAGGAACCGCAGGTAAACAGCGGGGTCGCATGACCGCTCAAGCAAACGTCGAGCGCCACCAAGGTAGACCGTGGAGCCTGTTAATGGGTTACACAGCAAACGCGTCAATCATTGAGACCGTGAGCCGTGGTAAAGCTATGCCGAAAGCAGAGGCACAGCGCATCCTTGAATGTCGGGTCGAACGGTTATTCGACAAGTACAAAGACAAAGAAGTACAGGACGAGTTCAAGGCAAAAATACTGAACATCTATGGTCATGCAGGGGTACCGTACATCCAGTGGATCATGCAGAACCTAGACGAGACGCGTTCCATCATTAAGAAAGTGCATCAGCGTGTAGACGAGAAAGCACAGTTAACATCTGAAAACAGGTTTTGGTCTGACACCATAACCGCTACGATTTCAGGGCTACTGATTGCCAAGAAAATCGGCTTACATAACTTCGACGTGCAGAAGATATTTCAGTGGGCAACTACTGACTTGATTGCACAGAACCGACGCGGCCTGAGTGAGATGGAGCATTCGGTAACAGATGTACTCAATGACTTCTTTGCCGAGCATATCAGTTACATCCTACAGATTAAAAGCACGGTGGATAACCGTGGGAGCCACGATAACGGGTTAGATCAGCACGTCATCCCAGAGCAGGTAGCACGGGGGCGGTTGGTCGCACGGTATGAAACTGACACGAAACTATTCTTCGTCAAACCAAAACCGCTCAAGGAGTGGTGTGGTGAGTTGCAGATTAACTACTCACACCTAGTGAGTGAGATCATCAAGAAGTGCGAGGGTAAACGTAAGAAGGTGCGCCTGACAAAAGGTTTACCGTTAGAGTTAGGTAGCACCGACGTGATCGTATTGAAATTCAATGCGGAAGCTGACGATGAAGGTGTTGAGGACTTATGATCTTTCCCCCGATGGGGTACCAATCGAAGTGAACTGGGAGCGTATGAGTATCGGCGCTTCCATCTTCGTGCCCTGTATCGACACAGAAGAAGCCATAGCGCAAGCCACACGTATTTTCGAGGCGAAAAACTGGAAGTTAGAGCACCGAGTGCGTGTAGAAAGCGGGAAAATAGGCTTACGCATTTGGCGAATTGTGTGATACAGTTTGGATGACAGTGGGTCCCCTCACCGACTGGCTGTCGTTCTCCATGCTACCCCCCTCTTCGGAGGGGGGTTTTTATCTAAACCGTGTATACAAATACAACGCGGGTAAGAGCACAGAAAGAAACGCGACCCCTGTTCCAACGATTGTCCCTGCTAACTTCCATGCCTCTCTAAGTTGCTTACGTCTTGCACGGATGCGGGCTACTTCTTTTTCGTGTGCTAACTTGCTCTCCTCCATACGCTTCTTAATTGAACGGTACAGGTCACCCTGCCCCTGCATTAAGCAAATATCCTGTAGTTGCCTATCGAAGTTGGCGAGCTGCCGCGTGACACTTTCTAGTTGGAGGGCTTCTTTGTAGGTCATAACCCCTGCGCCTTTTTTCTCGGCTTCTTGGGCTTTCTCGGTGGCTTCGGCCCACCGACCTACGACTGTTGATAAATCCCCTGCGTTGTTACCTGCCTCTTTCAAAGTTTGAATGGCAGCGTTTACCCCTTGTACCGCCGCGATTGCAGCGGAGATTTCAGCGATCACCTGCGTATTACTGGCGGAGTGAATCCGTTACGGATGCCGTACAAATGATCCTCTATTGCACGACGCATCGCCGGGGAAAGTGATATACCGTTATACATCTCTTCACTTGTTTTTATGTGTTGATCCATCGACTTGTTAATTGATTCAGGCGATATTTCAAAGCTAGGATGGTCACGGTTAAACTGGATGATCTCCGAGTTAATCTTTCTGATCTCAGCCCAGTCACCCATACGCGCCGCCACATAATAACGCTTCATCAGGTTTGAGCGGGTTCTACCGATAGCGATGTCGATGCGTTTGGCCTGCGCATTCTCCTCTTGTCTGCGGATATACTCAGCAGGAGCAAAGCCAAAGAACTGCGCGACCAACTCACCACCTGTTAAGTCGTCATAGATTGGGTCTTTACGGCGCGTATATATACCGCCTTCTTGTTGATAACGACCAAGTGGGGATGCCTTCATTGCGTTCGTAACCGCAGTCGGCACGATGCTCTCTACCCCACGCTCGAACTCGCCGTTGTACAAGTCTTGCACACCACGGCCTATCCGCTTCGAGATACTCCATGCGGGACCGCCAAGGTACTGACCAAGCCACTCTTCCGCAGACGGATCGGCGTTGTATCTGTTCTCTTGGAACAGCAGCCCCGTTAGACGTACGCGTGATGCGATGTCAGCGCCTGCGCCGAACTGGTCCAGTATTTGGTTAAACGCGCCTTTGTACCAACCCTCGCCGACGTAGTTACGGACGATAGTATTAACATCGTCGTCTTCCTCACCGAGCAAGAACAGATCAAAGAACAACTGCGCCGCACCATATATCGGGATACCGTGCACACCTGCAAAGAACAGAGCCGACGCATGGATACCCACCATTTGCTTGAGCGCGATGTTACGCATCTGTTTGCCTTCGGCGTCTTTAGCAAAGACGTTATCAAGCAAGACACCGCCAGTCTTCATCATGTTGTAGTACATGCGCAGACCGTAGGTCTTATACATCATGGCAACACGACCAAACCCTTCTTGAGCAATCGGTGGTGCAGTCTCAAGCGTTGAGCCACCGTTGTATTCTTGCGTATCGTAAAGTGCTTCTCGTGCGGCTTGTTCTTGACGTTGAGCCAGCGGAGTGTTCGGGCTTTCCTTGCTAATACGTTCTAGTGCGAGGTTGTAGGCAGCGACCGCAGATACCTGACGGTTGAACCGTTCTGATTGGTTGAACATTGCCGCAGACAACGCTGTGCCAATATCTAGCGCAGCGGCTGCTTTACGCAGTAACGTGTTAGTACGACGCGCTTTACCGCCTTCTTGGAGGCCCAGAGCGTCGAACAGGAATGAACGGTTCAGGTGCCCACGCTCATACATCATTTTGACGAGCGGTGCGAGGCGTTCCAATTCTTTCTGTTTTTCAGCGGGAACGTCTTTGTCTTTTTTAACTACGAAGTCCCCGTTCTCGGTGCGGTCATAGTAGGCATCCAAACCATGCGCGATAGATATTTTATCTGCTATGGCTTTCGCCTTACCGCCCATACCTTCGGTTTCAGATATTTTGTCCGCTTGCATACGGGCACCAGTCACAAGACTAGCAGCACTCATTATCTCGTTATACGCCTGTTGGTAACCGTACCGAGCGCCGAGCATGGGGTATACAAACATAGGCATCTGGAACAACTGCACGGTGGCTGATGCTACGTTACCGCCGAGAGTATAGACAAACGCGATCTGGTTAGCCGTACGCGCAATCCCTTCGTACTTATTCTTAGAGCCGTACTTTGCAAACTGCATACGTTGGCTAAGGTTTTCCTTGATCGTATTGAGTTTGTAGTCGTCCTGATCTTGAGTCGGTTTGATTTGGTCCATCTCCGCTTCCATTTGTTGGAAGATAGAGGTGTACTTCAACTTCTCTACTTGGCGTGCGAGATCAAACCCTTTCGTCTTAGCAGCATATACTGCGTCATTCATGTAACCGGGGGTGTTCTTACGACGCTGTAACGACTTAGCAAATGATGACTCAGGCAGCGAGTTCACGAATAGCCGCATGACTTCCGACTGAACGTCATCTGATACTTTGTTCCCGCGTAAGGTACTCAACACTTCTCCAACAAACGATGTTGACGGTGCGTTGTTGAAGTCCTTGGCACTGAAATCGCCATCGCCTTTCTTGACTGTAGACTGGTCTACATCGGGGTCATTCTTCAGTTGCTCCATAACCCAGTCGCGCTCGGCTTTATCTTCAAACATCTGGAAGACATACTGGTCACGGTTAGATTTAACGCGGTCAGCTTTGTAGCTGAACTCTAGCTTGTAACGACCTTCACGAAGCAATGGGAAGTAAACGTCGAGTGTGTTTTTATCGAACAACTCAGCAAACACACCACGCTTCAGCTCCTTGGCTGCGTCTGGATTATCTTTCAGTAACGCGTCAATACGCCCGTTAATAACGTCCTT